GCTGACATCAGATGCCATTGTGGAAAGAACAATGCAAATATTGCCACACAAACAATGGGTGGATGAACATTTTATATTCACAGGCGGTGAACCATTGCTGGGTTGGCAACGTGCTTATCCAGATGTATTGGCACATGCAAAGATGCAGGCTTTAAAAGAGATCACTTTTGAAACCAATGGCACACAAAAACTACACCGAGATTTTAAAGATTATTTGACTCAATGGAATCAGAAGAATGGTAGAACTAGAGAATCCATATCATTCTCTGTGAGTGCAAAATTAAGTGTGAGCGGAGAAAAACGTGAAGAAGCCATACTGCCTGAAGTGGTAGCAGAATATGGAGATGTGGGACATGTGTATTTGAAATTTGTGGTGGCCACCAAGGAAGATGCTGATGAGGCATTTCAAGCAGTGGCTGATTATCGTAAAGCAGGATTCAGAGGATCAGTGTATCTGATGCCTGTGGGTGGAGTAGAAAGTGTCTATCATATGAACAATCGCACAGTGGCGGAGTTGGCAATGAAGATGGGTTACAGATACAGTGACAGACTACAAGTGCCACTGTTTAAAAATGCATGGGGTACATAATGGAGAAAGAAAATATGAGTATATTGAATAAAATAAAAAAAATATTTACAAAAAAAGACATAATACAAGATAACAAGAGTGAGTCACATAAGGCACTGTTGCTTGAAAAAGAAGCAGCAACCAAAGCAGGTAAACCTTGGGTGGCTGTGCTGGAAACACACATCAACAAAGAGAATCTAAGAAATGGATTTTTTGAATTGGATTGGAACAATGCTTTCATAGAAGACCTAATCACTGCAGGTTACAAAGGTGAAACCAATGAAGAAATTGTAGATGGTTGGTTCAAAGAAGTCACTAGAAATGTGTTGCAGGAACAAGGTCAGGATGCTTCACGTGGTGCCGGCTATATCAATGTGAATAAAATAGGTAAAGATAAATCAGAAATCAGCTAATGAATTATTTAATTGTGGATCTTGCCAATGTGTTTTTTAGATCACGTCACGTGACCAACGGTGATGTGGGTGAAAAAATAGGCATGGCTCTACATATTACTCTTAACGGTGTAAGAAAAGTATGGAAAGATTTCAAAGGAGACCATGTGGTGTTCTGTTTGGAAGGACGCAGTTGGCGTAAAGATTATTATCTGCCGTACAAACGCAATAGATCCGATGCACGTGCTGCTTTGACTGTGAAAGAAAAAGAAGAAGAAACAATATTTTGGGAAACTTTTGATAATTTTAAAGAATTCATACAACTAAAAACTAATTGCACAGTGTTGCAACATCCAAGACTGGAAGCAGATGATTTAATCAGTGCTTGGATACAGGCTCATCCACAGGATCAGCATGTGATCATCAGCACAGACAGTGACTTTGCTCAGTTGATTGCGCCCAATGTGAAACAATACAATGGAGTTTCTGAAGTTACCATCACAAATGAAGGATATTTTACACCCAAAGGAGTTAAAGTCAAAGACAACAAGACAGGTGAAGACAAAACAGCTCCAGAGCCTGAATGGCAATTGTTTGAAAAATGTGTGCGAGGAGACAGCACAGACAATATATTTTCTGCATTTCCAGGTGTGAGAACCAAAGGCACCAAAAGCAAAGTGGGATTGAGAGAAGCATATGAAGATAGACTGAACAAAGGATTCAATTGGAACAACATGATGCTGCAGAGATGGATGGATCATGAAGGAGTAGAACACAGAGTGTTGGATGATTATAATAGGAATGTGATACTGTGCAATTTACGAGCACAACCAGAAGAAATCAAACAGATCATGACAGAAACCGTGGCCACAGCAGCACAGCCCAAAGCAGTGGAGCAAGTGGGTATTAAATTGATCAAGTTCTGTGCCAAGTGGGACATGCAAAGAATAGTGGATCAGGCTCAAAGCTATGCTGAGCCTTTGAATGCCAAATACAAAATTGTTGAAAAGGCACCAGCATGACAGTGATTGCTAAACCTATTTTAGATGGAAAATTTTGGATATTGGAATCTGAAGGCATCAAACTGGGCACACTGTGCAGGCAGGATGATCGCAGATACATGTTCAGCTGTGCCTCTGGTACTAAAATGTTTGACACAGAGCAACAATTACGACAAGAGTTTTCTAATGATTGGTTGTGGGGCAACACCTCAATCACACTGTCACAGGATACTCCATTGGATATCAACACAGTGTATGGCTATCCTACCAAATTTGCTCCATGCAATCCTGTGTTTGATGTGCAGAAAAAATTACCTCTGTTCACCAAGAGCAATAAATCCAAGTCATTGTATTGTGCAGGTTATTATATTATAAAATTTGAAAAAGGTTGGGTAAAAAGTTTTTGCCCTAAATTACTAACCATAGATAGATATCCAAAAAAAGGACCATTCAAAACACTGCTGGAAATGAAACAGGAACTCAGCAGTGCCAACAAACAAGAAGGAATAATTACACATGAGCATGCCAATTAACACAGCGCCTTTGCAACAGCTGATTCAGCAGATTAAAACAGCTGATCTCAGCAATCAAAAAGATATCAAAATTGACATCACCAATGCCAAAAACATAGCCTACACTTTGGGCATTGTGATGAGTAGACTGGCAGGAGACTATGAACAACTGCTTGCTAAAAAAGACAAGGATGACCCCATACAGGTTCAAATGGATGGAGGCAAACTGTGAGCATCACAGACAAGGAAATTGAACAGATAGCCAGCACCAACCTGCCCAACAATCATTTCAATCCCTACATGACTGCACCTGAATTTTTTCAAACAGAAGGTGAAAACATGTGGATTAGATTCAAATTGAAGGCGTTTTTTCCGCTGTTGTGCATCAGTATAATCAGCACATCCACACTGCTGGTATGGCTGTTTTACACCCTATTTTAGCTGTATTACACAGCAGAGCCACACAGAGACAAAAAACAATTTTACCAAAAGACATAAATATACATGCTTAATCATCTGACCCAAGGAACACATGAGCAGACCAAAACCTACTATACTTTTGGAAAATGTGAACAAGAAAGACTACAAATCCGAACAAGTTTTGGATGCTGAAGCCATCTGGGCAGTGTTTTACAAAAATAAACCTTTCAATTTGAAGTCATCCAACATGACCACCAACTATCCAGGACCCAAATACAAGAAAGTTTCTTTCAGCAATCCGGGACACGCATTCAATCTTGCCAAAAAACTCAATACTCTTTTCAATGTGCAGGATTTCACAGTGGTCAAACTCACACAAGGTGAAACAGTCACCGAAAAATAATGGACTGGAAAACCACCTACACTAAAATTTTCCTACAGCAGGCCAACATTTCAATCAATGAAAACACCCTTAAAGAATATCTACCTGTATGGTGGAAGAACAGCAGATCCAAACTGCAGGGCGGATTAAGACTCACAGAAGAAGGTCTTAGATTTGTTCAAGAAAAATTAGAATTACAGACTTATGATGTGCCTTTCCCACATGATTTCAACATCACCACACAGGTGTTGATTTTCTTAGACAAATTTATAGATTGTCCCTACTATTTGGCAGCAGATGGCATCATGGTCACCAATGAGAAAAAAGCCATGGAATTGCATTTGTTTTCAGGTGACATACGCAAATATGGCATATTAAAAGCCATGAATAGACCCTCAGAATCATAGCATTATTGCCATATTACACTGCTGGCAAGTCATTGTAATCTATTACTTTTATTATTCCAACACAGTTGACTTTGATTTTCACTGATGTTATTATGTAATTAACACTAAGGCACTGAAACAAACTAAAAAGGAGTACACATGGCCAAGATAGACAAAGACAGTTTAGCTGTGAGACAGATCAGTCCCAACAATGCTAAACACAGTATTACACACGCAATCAACAAAAAAAGACCTATATTTTTATGGGGAGCACCTGGTATTGGTAAATCAGACATTGTGCATCAGATAGCCAAAAGCATAGACGCACACGTGATTGATATCAGATTAAGTTTATGGGAACCCACAGACATCAAAGGAATTCCCTATTACAATGCCAAAGAAAACAATATGATTTGGGCATCTCCCAGTGAATTACCCAATGAAGAATTTGCTAAAAAACACAAAAAAATTATATTGTTCTTGGATGAAATGAATTCAGCCGCTCCATCTGTGCAGGCAGCTGCCTATCAGTTGATTCTCAACAGAAGAGTGGGCACCTACAAACTGCCGGACAATGTGGTTATAATTGCTGCTGGTAATAGAGAAGCAGACAGAGGCATCACATACAGAATGCCTGCTCCGTTGGCTAACAGATTCATACACATTGAAATGAAAGTGGATTTTGATGATTGGTTTCAGTGGGCAGTGGCACATGACATTCACAAGGATGTGGTGGGCTTTTTAACATTTAGCAAAAAAGATTTATACGATTTTGACCCTAAGAGTTCAGGCAGATCATTTGCAACTCCTAGATCTTGGACGTTCGTCAGTGAATTATTATCAGACGAACTGGAAGATAGCACCACAGCTGACCTAGTGAGCGGAGCAGTGGGTGAAGGACTAGCAGTAAAATTCATGGCTCACAGAAAAGTAGCCAAGGACCTACCAAATCCATCTGACATCCTGTCAGGGAAGGTAGAAAAAATGAAGACCAAAGAAATCAGTGCCATGTATTCCTTAACGGTCTCCCTTTGCTATGAACTGAAAGATGCATGTGATAAAAAAGATAAGAAGTTTAATGACAAAGTCGATAAATTTCTTAGATTTTGTATGGACAATTTCGATACTGAAATTGTGGTGATGGGCATTAAGTTGGCTCTCACACAATACCAGTTGCCAATTGATCCAGACAGTATCAAATGTTTCGATGAGTTTCATGAAAAGTACGGCAAGTATGTGATTGCCGCACAAAAGGTTGCTTAACTGTGACCATACACAGGGCACTTTCGAGTGTCCTGTGTACAAATAAAGATTCTTATGATTACTAAAAAACAAGAAAAATTAAACAAATTACAAGAAGAAGTAATAGATAAAATTATTGTGGCAAGAGTAGGATTGTTGTTGAGACATCCTTTCTTTGGCAACATGGCCACCAGATTGGGCATACAAGAATGTGATGAATGGTGTGGCACAGCAGCCACTGATGGAAGAAATCTTTATTATAACACAAAATTCTTTAGCAAACTTTCTGCTAGAGAAATTGAATTTGTGATAGCACATGAGATACTTCATTGTGTGTTTGATCACATTGGTAGAACTGAACAAAGAGACAGACAGATCTACAACATAGCCTGTGACTACATTGTGAACAACACATTGGTGCGTGACAGTATTGGTGAAAAACCCAAGGATATTCCTATATTTCAAGACTTCAAGTATGAAGGATATTCATCAGAAAAAGTGTATGATGAAATTTATAAAAAATATGATGAAAAACAACTGTCTAAGTTAGGCAAACTGTTGGATGAACATTTGGATTGGGGTGATGACAACAGTGAGGGTGCTGGCAAGGACGGCAAGGACAAAAACACTGGTGACAAACAAAAACCTTCATTCAGCAAAGAAGAATTAAGAAAAATACGAGATGAAATCAAAGACTCCATACTACAGTCTGCACAGGCAGCAGGAGCAGGCAATCTACCCAAGGAAGTGGAAAGGATTGTGAAAAGTATGACCAATCCCAAAATGAATTGGAAAGAAATACTGCAGACTCAGATTCAAAGCACTGTGAAAAGTGATTACAGTTTTATGAGACCCAGTCGTAAAGGCTGGCATTCAGGTGTGGTACTGCCAGGATCACAGTTTGAACAAACTATAGATGTGGCAGTGGCCATTGATACCAGCGGATCCATCAGTGAAAAACAATTGAGTATATTTTTAGGTGAAATCAAAAACATCATGGATCAATACAAAGATTACAGAATAAAAGTATGGTGTTTTGACACAGAAGTGTACAATGAACAAACATTTACTCCCTATGAAGGTGACATCAGTCAGTATAAAATTGAAGGTGGTGGTGGCACAGACTTCATGTGCAATTGGGAATACATGAAAGACAATGACATAGTGCCTCACAAGTTGATTATGTTCACAGATGGCTACACATTTGACAGTTGGGGTGATGCTTACTACTGCGACACTGTGTTTGTGATACATGACAATCACAATGAAAATATTGAAGCACCATTTGGTGTTACCACCAGTTATGAAGACTAATGCTGCAAAAAACCAATCAACCCAATGCTTTGAATTTTTTTGGTATTAGAAAAATTAAAAAACCTCTGCCTCACTTCACGTATTTTAACACAAAATTTGATTATGGTCAGGAAGACAAATTGGATGACTGGATTAGAATACATTTAAAAAGTAGATATTATCTAGCCAAAATATTGATTTCATCAGAAAAATACGTGTTACGAATTGGTTTTGAAGACTGTAAAGAACTCACTCTATTCACTTTAGGTTGCCCTTATATCACACACAGTTAAATAACTGCTGTATATACAAAGGAGACAACTATAATGAACGAACAAACAAAAACTGCTGCTGTGTCCGAACAAGGCAAAGCTGCTGCACCTGCTGGTACAACAGATCCCAAATCAGGAGATCTTACTGTGCAGGATTTAAACACCATCAAAGCAATCATTGACGTGGCTTCACAAAGAGGCGCTTTCAAAGCCAATGAAATGCAAGCGGTGGGTACTACCTACAACAAACTTGAATCATTTTTAAATGCTATTCAAGCTCAACAACAAGCTGCTCAAGCAGCATCAACCAAGACTGCACCAGTTGCTGGAGATAAAAAATAATGTCTGAAGTTAAACATTTGGGCAGATTCAAAGACACGAAAGAAGTAGTGGGTGTGGTGTATAGAGTATTGCCCAGTGATCCTGAATACGCTTTGGTGGTTCCCACCAGCGAGCTGGACACAGATGAGCACACAAGACTGATGGATCTAATTCAAAGTGCCAACAGTCAATCTTCCTATGAATTAGCAGAAGCCATGGCTAGAACCAATCTGGGTGATGGATCAATCATGCTGGCTAGATTTCATGTGAAAGGTCTGATGAAAAAAGTCAAAAGCAGTGAAATTGAAATGACTCCCAATCAGTTGACCACCATCAGTTTGGATGCATTGAATGCTGCCATAGCTCAGCAAAAAGGTTTAAAAGTTGCTGATTTGGCCATCACTGCAGAAGCGTCTGCCACCGCACAAGTGAGAGTGCTGCAGAATCCCATAATGGAATCTTTGCGCAAAGAAAGTGTGCTGACTGATGCTCAATTGTCTGCCAAACTGCGCAGTGATGCAGATAGACTGTACAAAGAAGCTGCATTGTTGAGAAAACAAGCAGATGAAATCAAACGCAATTCCACAGAATAAACACACTGTATGGTAATGTTTGGCAAGAAAAGTCTGAACAAAAAAGATGTGGATCATTGGCCTGAAGTGTTCAGTGATGTCACTGTGCGAGCCATACCCATACAGTATCTGTTAGGCATCAAGGTCACATTTAAAGATGGTAAAAAGTGGGACATCAAAGTTAAAAATAATGCCAAAGGTGTCACCAACAATAACCTAGAGCAGACACTGAATGAGCTGTTTAAAACCTATGTGCACAGCATCAAAAATGTGGATTTTAGACTGGACACAGAAAAGGTCAAAAAAGACATAGAAAAACACACCAAAAAGTTCTTTAAAAAATAACTGAGTATGCAGTAAATAGTATAGACTAGGTATAAATACACTGTAATAGTACACATTTAGGAGCAACATGGCATTAAGAGTTAGACGCGGCACAAACGCACAAAGACTAGCAATTACTCCAATCGAGGGAGAATTAATTTATACCACAGATACCAAACAGTTGTTCACTGGTGATGGTACCACAGTGGGCGGTGTAGGTGTCAGTGCTGGCGCAGTGACGTTCAGTGGCATAACTTCAGATGTGACTCCGGATGCAGACAATCTTAGAGACATAGGTGCAGCGGGCAATCGCTTTGCAGAAGGTCGTTTTGTCAGCTTGTTTGGCGCACTCACAGGCAACGTCACTGGTAATTTAACAGGCACAGTCACTGGCAACACAGCAGGTGTACACACTGGTGCAGTGGTGGGCAACGTCACAGGCAATTTAAACGGCAATGTGGATGGAGATATTAACGGTTCAGTGTTTGCAGATGACTCCACAGCAATGGTGGATGCCATACAAAAAAGAATCACAGCAGATGTGTACAGCTCAGCAGGCACATTATTATTGAGCACCAACCCTGCCACCAATGTGGTCAGCAACGGTGATGTGGTGATCACAGACAACGTGGTGACTCTGTTGAACAGTTTAGACAAAGTACAATTTGGTACCAACACAGCAGCATTAGGAGTTGGATTAAACATTAAATCACCTATAATCAGTAACAAGTGTGTCACAACTAATTCATTGACAGATGGCACAAACTCTGACAGTATTGAAGCAAACGTATCAAGAGGCACTCTCAGTGTGCCTACAGTGGTTCAACAAGGTGACTCTGTGTTTTCTATAGTTGCAAGAGCATATGATGGCTCCGCTTATAGATTTTCCAGTGCAATTTCTTTTGACATTGAAACTAACACAGCAAATCCAGTAGCACCAGGCGCAACACCTGGCATGGTTGGTTTTGCTACTTCACCTGATGGTGGTTCAACTATTAATAATTTAATTTTTGATTCTTTTGGACAACTGGGCGTTGGCGTAATTGCTCCCACTGCCACACTGGATGTGAATGGTGATGCAAAATTTTCAGGTCTTGTGGGATTGTCAGGCAATGCATCTTTCAACACTGCATTAGGACTACAAAAAGTTTTAACAGGAATGAATTCAGGCACATACACACAAGTGACCAGCAGCACTCTGGAAACCTACACAGCATTGACTTATGCTCACGCAACTTACAGAGCAGCCAAAGTGACCATTCACGTGCATTGGAGTGCCAATGACAGCTATATTGGAGAATTTTTGATTGCGAACGGTACTGGAACAGCCAGCATACAATCTATTCAATCCACATACACCGGCGCTAACTCAGTGAATGCCGTCACAGCTGATATCAGTGGAGCAAACGTGAGATTGAGAGTGCAGACACTTAATACATTTTCATCTGGTACGGTTTTCAAATACGAAGTACACTTCACTAACTTCGTAGCATACTAATACTTTTTATTTTAATTTTTTAACAATTTAGATTGTTTGATTTTATAATCAGCCCAACTGCGATTGGTCCATTGAGAAGGTTTGTAGTCTATATTTTTTGTTTTAATTACATAACGATCGGGCACAGTGTCATACAATGGCATTTTTTTGTTCACCACAGCATCTCGCAACATAATCTGATGTAAAAAATTTGTTACAGGTTTACCCGGCACAAAATCACACCAAGGTCCACACTGCAACTGCTCTAGGTCAATCGTCTTAGGATCACTCCATTGT